ATGCAGGTTGATCAGGAATTACAATTTCATAATCGTTATATTGTATTGAATTATATTGAGCTGTATTATATGGGCCATATAGACTATATCTTCCAGTAGTTAAACTAGGACGTGGAAGTCCATAAATACCTTGACCTACCCAATCTAGCAGCGCACCATTTATGCTATCACTAGTGTAAACTGGTAAATTAAGTCCATTATATGTATCAGTTATATCTTGTTGCATTGAATTATAAGCAGACACAAATGCTTGCAAATCACTATCATCTGAATATTCTTGATATAAATAAGATTGGATCGGTTTTAATAGACCTGTAGGTCCAGTAGGTGGAAATGTTCCTTTTATATAAGCAGCATCCAAACTAGCTTGTGTTGGAGGCAATAAACTTAATGGTACAATTTGAACTGCTGTAAATTTATGTCCAGATGCATTAGAATTTGCCCAAATGCCTAATCCGACATTAGGTGGAAAATCGTAACGACCTCCTGGTTGAATTGCAACTGTTGTATTGGTTGTAGTATTAGCAGCAGGTCCAGTTGGATCTACATAAAGAACATTAAGAATTGGTATTCCTTGATCTGCAACAGTACTTGGATTAATAATATAACCATCAATAGCATCGCCGCCAGCTACAATAAGGGCCGTACCAGCAGTTACTATCTTAGAACTAAGACCAGCAATAGGTACTACTTGTTGGACAATACCAGTTTTAACAGCTTTATTCATTGCTGCCCAACCTGGACTACTTCAATTTGTGAAATATCAGTATAGAAATAGCTATTGGGATCTCCATAAATAACACCAGTTCCAGGTACTGGATAATAACTTGATCCATCAAACGAGACTACAAAGTTCAAAACAGTTATATTTTCAGATGGAAGGATATTAGCAACAGAATTAACAAATAAAGTAGTCATATCGTATATGTTAATAGGAGATACACCCACATAAAGACTATTAATATATTCAACTAATACAGGGCCAGCAGCTTGCGCCACAGCTTGAGGAGACACATAATTTGGATTATCAGTATTCCATGTGCAAACAATATTCACATATTGTTGTGCTGGTAAAATAAATGGAACAAGATATGTATCAGGATAACTATTCAAAAATATTTCTTGAAGAATGGGATTAGGAGAAACGGTTCCACCATGTGTGTATGGAAGATAAACGGCTGTATTTGTTCCATCTACAGGACCAGAAAATACTGGAGGTACAGGAGGCACTATAGTACCAGGAGTAAATCCAGTATATAAATTGAAAGTATTAGGACCAGTAATATTAACGTAGTATTGATTACCATTTAATATAGTAGTACCATGTACACCATTAATAGTTTCTAACATACCGTCAGAAAGATTGTGATTTGTTGCAGTAGTAATCATAACTGGATTAGTATTACTTACCCACGCAATAGGAATCATTGGCGCTTCTAAAGCAGAAAGATCAAATAATGCATAGTAAATTGCCCAAGCAACTTGATAAGGGTCACCTCCTCCAACAATAATGATATATTTGCTATTTGTTGTGTCTTGACGAACAGATACCAGTCGTTGCTGTACTCCAGGAATATTCCAAAGTAATGTTTTAAGATAACGATCCATACCTGTTGAAGAGGCAAGACCAGCAGTTAAGGTTCTAGTTCGGAAAGAAGTTTCAGACTCGGTTGAAGTAGATGGAATTCCATCTACTGGATTAACACAAGTTAATTGAATATTTGACGGAACAGATGTAACAAGTTGATTTACACTTCCAGATGGAACAGCCCAAGTTCCAGGCTGTGTTGCAACACAATGAATAGGAAGTGATTGTCCATTAGATCCTACAACTCCACCTTCTGTGCTAACGTATTGATAATTTGCATCTGTAACAGTAAATCCAGGAATAATAATAAATCCTGGAGTTCCCAAAAATACAACATCAACAGAAGTATTAGTTGCTGCTGTCGGTTGAATACCATATACATCAACACCTAATTGATTCAATATAAAAGAATTTGCAGCATATGGAGAAATAGAATTAATCAAATCTATCATAAATTGATTTGAAATAATAATTCCACCAACGTCTGTCGAGGATATATCCTCAATCAAAGATGCTGGAAGAGTAGCAGTATATCCAGGATTTGTAGATGTAACCAAATCAATCAACTGTTGGCGCAACGTAGCAGGTGGTGTAGGTATGGGTCCTTCAGGACCCATTATGATAGGGAGAGTAGTCATTAGTAAGGAACCACTGTAGACAAATAAGCACCATATTGAGTTATAACAGTGACACTATATCCAGGCGATGGTATACCACTATCATCAGTTGTTCCTGGCGCAGAAGTTATAGATAAGAACATAAAATAACCAGAGAAATTTTGTTGAATATAATTCATATAATAATCTGGAGCAAGTTGGGCAATTATAGAAGAATGTGCTGGAACTCCATAATTAGAATAAAAAGGACTTTCACCTAAATTTAATTTTATAACTTGAATTAATGTTGTCAACCAAACCATATCGTTAAAGCCGTTAACATCAGTATCTACCTGTACCCATTTCTTAACATCTGGGTATAGAGGATCAGGTATGATGCGCCCATATGTTCTCATTATGATCTCTTCGCCCAAATATTACCAGTAACAGTGCAAGTTCCAGATGAAAAATTACATTGAGCAACTAAATAATAAACTGTATTAACTGTCACATTAACTCGGCATGTCCGTAATGGTAAAGTATTAATACCAGCAGTAATAGCAGCAATTAATTCAGATCGTGCTGTTGCAAGTGAACTTGCTCCTGGAAATGATACACTAACTGTATTAATTGCAGCAACAATTGCTGATGCAGCAGCTGACGTATTAAACCAGACTTCACCATGAACATCCCAAATTCCAGGTGTTAATGTGATAGTCGTAACATTCAATGCAGTAGCAGATGTTGCAGTCAAACCAGCAGTAATATTACTAAATATTATTTCTCCCAAAGATCCTGGTAAGAAAGTACCACCTCCTGGTGTACCTCCAAATCCTCCACCAGCATTAATACTGCCACCGGCACTAATATTGATACTTGCATTTATACTACCAATAACATTAACATTTGTTGGAGTATTTGGAACCGGAGGTTTTGTAAGATCATATGCAGAAACATAACTAGCTGAAGGCCCTCCTATATTGAGTGTTTGTTTACTAACCAAATTAACAGCATTAGTTAATGATGAAATAGTAGCTATGCCATTTACTGATGTATGACTAATAGCATTTGTGGCAAGATGCATGATACCTTGTAAATTGGCTGGAATAATACTACCCAATGCATTATCAGCAATATGCAAAATGCCTTTTTCAGCAATGTGAAGAATACCATTAAGACCAGCAGGAATTGGAAGTCCGCCACCTTGTAAAACATTTCCAGCAAGCTGAACAATACCTTTAAGTCCAGCTGGAATTGGAATACCGGAAAGTACGTTTTGAAAAATATTACCAGAAAGATGAACCATACCCTGTGCGGCATTATGAACAATATTATTAAATTCATCTAAAAGATGAAATGTTGTTCCATCTTGAGTTTGTACTTTGTGACCTTTTGGTCCTCCAGTTTGTACAAATTGATCCTTATCTCTTTTTGGAAAATTAGTATTACTAATAGGATGAAATACACCAGTTGCTAAATTTCCTCTTTGAAATAAATTAGCTGTATTACCACCTAAACCGCTCTCACCTCCTAAATTTACATCATTTGGTACGATATATCCTTTATCACCTGCTTGTGTCGGTTCACGACTCCATTTAGAATATGCTTGAGGATAAGTAGCATCAGGTAAAGTAAATGTAGTATCAACAATATCAAATGTTACTGTAACAGTATCATCATTATTTACTGTCTTTACATGACATGGTAATTTCTTAGCTTGATTTTGAAAATTGTCAGCCGCTTTGGTAGTAGTAAAATTATGCTGTTGAACAGCAAGAGAATATTTTTGGCCGCTCGAAGTCAAGGATTCACCTCGAAATAGCCATTTCTAAATATCATAGTAGATTGAAAATATCCCTTAGTTATGCTCATATAATATTCAACAACTCCTAAAACAGTATTAGGTCCAGGATCTACAGGCAATGGATATACAATTTGATTTTTACTCAATATATAAATAAATCCAGTACCGTTGTATTCTGTTGGAACACAGTTTATGACACTTGCATACAATACTCTTCCAGCTTTAAAAGTATATTGAGATCCAATTTCTGCTAACACTCTATGATTTTGAAGATCATAAGACATATCCAAAATCGGAAAAGGATCCATATTTTCAATTAATGGAACCATAAAAATTAAATTTCCACTTATATCTTTGCAATTGATATAATAGCGTTGTGCTGATATGTTCCAAACTACTGTAACATTATACAATGTTCCATCAAACGTAGGCATAAATGATTGTGCCTTACGATTAGATGGTAAAAATTGAAAATAAGTAGTCATAAAAGAATAGTTGGGTTTGTGCCGCCAATATTGACTGGTGGCGCCAAAGGAGCAGTTCCACCAGCACCTGCGGCTTGATTAAGAGTAGATGCTGGTAATCCCAATGCAGTCAATGCAGAAGTCCATTCTGCTGAAGTTTGAACACCGCCTGTGATTTTAGCATACAAATTATTTTCAGCAAAAACCAAATCTTGTTGAGAAATAAGAGGTTTTCTAAAATCCCATTTCCAAGTATTCTGCGGAGTAACAATTTGAGGATTTGACATATCAACTAAATTTAACATAACCATATTATAATATGTATATGCTGGTGTAAATACAGTATAAGTTCCACCCATATTATTATGAGTATCTAATGCTGACTTAAGAGCAGTCATCGTAGCGTTTTTAACCGCCCACGCATACTGCGTCTTCATAGGAGTTACCATAATCAAAGAAACTTCAAGAGGACTTCTTACAATGGCATTCGCAGCAACATTCAAATTAGCAAAAGGATACTCAGCAATCTGTTGCGCCACTAAAGAGCCGCCAGATGCAGGTTGAAATATACCAAAATAACTATCCATATTAAAAGTGCCGCTACCACCAGAAAATAAAATGTTATAGGCACTTGGATTAAGTAAAGCCATTATTGGAAGTATACTGCCATTAATATTTGAAGCAATACCATTATTCAAAAATATAGGAGTTATCTGATATAAAAGTTCATAAAAACTACGCATTAATCACCAGCTTCTGATGAGGTTAATGGAACAAATAGATGTTGTCCAGATGCATTAGCCACTGCCGCAATAGGGTTTCCTCCTTGAGTAGGATCAGCAGTAGCTTCAATAACGGTTATCCAATTTTGATCTGCAGCTGGGCTTCTGAAGCGCCCCATGTGCCTAACGCTTTGAACAGCGAATGTTCCTTGGAAAAGTAAAAGATTACCATGTGCAAACGTATTCAATACTAATCCTAATCCACCACGTGCTGACGAAGTAGTTAGAACATTCGATGGCAATACAACTTGCATATTTGGAGCAATATCAGATCTTAGAGCAACTTTAAATTGGATTTTATTTGCATCAATCCAACAAGGTTGTCCTATTAAATCTTCAAAATTTATGTATATTAGAGAACTAGGTCTTGTTCCATCAAAAAGATTAATTGCACCTTTTGAAGAATCAGCTCTAACACCTTGATAACCGGACGTATATGGTGTTCCAAGAATACTATGAGAAAGTGTTTTAACGTAATCCATATATTGTTCAAGACTTTGATAAAATCCTTTATCATCATAATTAAGAATTAGATTTGGACTAATAGCTGCATCAACTGGAACACCAGGAAATGCAGTATTCAAAGCTTGATAAATCGCTTGACTTAATGGAGTGCCTTTTGGCATATTATGAATAATATTTACAGGTTTGGTAGGACCTCCAGCATTACCTTGATTAGGTTTTAAAAAGAACGTAAGACTTAGCTCAGTGCCTGTCCAATCTCCTACAGCTGGATAAATTAAAGCATTACAAAGCAATCCTTGATGTGTCAACTGCATATTTGCTAGAGGTAATCCATCTGTAAATCCACCATATATAGCTACTTGACAACCTGTAAAATAAGTTGATTGTGAAAGTAAATTCTGTGCAACTCCATAAATTTTAAGCGATCCGCTCATAACTTGGCTACCAGGAGCAATTTGAATATCTAATTCAACATCTAATGCTCCTGGATCATTTTCTGCATCAACAACGCTACACCATTGAGATCCAGGTATAGCCGCGCCAAATATAGGTGCAATATCTACTGGAACAGTTTGCCCTGCTATTGTAGCTAAAGTCATAGACGTAGCGCCAGCAAGACCTGGTATTTGTGCTAAATTAGTGTAACCAATTCCTCCAGAAACAGTAATGGCATAGAAACGCATTAACCAAAACTTCCTTGAGCAGAACCAAGCATAGCTGTTTGAGTAGCTACATCAGCACCTGCTGGATTATTAATGTTTAATTTAACAGATTGATTAGTATGATATTGGCTTAAATCTCCAATATGTGGAGGTAATTTTGATGCAGATCTTGTTGAACTCTCTCTAGCTGCATCACGTTGAGTCAACGGGTTATTTTCACCACCAAGATGTCCACCACCTGCTACATCAATTGCAGAATAGTTTCCTGCATCATGTTCACCATATCCTCCTCCAAAATAATACGGATGCTGATTGTGTACTCCCTTGCTTCCTGCCCATTGATCAGCGACATTCATACCAATAATTTTTCCATTTCTATCTTTAATATAACTTTCAAATACAGCAGCATGATCAAGACCAACTTTGGGTCTACCACCGGTACCACCTGCATAAATATTTTGATTTTGCTCTCCGTGCAAACCAGCAAAAGTAGCTATGGGAGTTCCTTTAACTAAGCCACCTTCTGCTGCTGATTCTCCTTTACGCCAAGTACTTGTCCAAGCACCTTTTTGGCCGCTACCTAGTTTGATTCCAACAGAAGCTGTAGCTAATGAAACACATTGTTCATTAGTTATCAACCCCTTATCACGAGCAGATTTTAAATGATCTAAAACATCGTCACTATCTTTAACACCAAAATTCGCCTCTGGAGCGCCACCAGTAGCTTTTCCATCACCAGTACCGGTACTACCAACTTCGCCTGTACCTTTTCCTCGACCAAGATTAATTCCAGCTAGAATTTGTTCGTGAGTTGCAGTATGTGAGCCTTTTCTACCCTCACGTTTAAATTGTTGCTCCAACATACTAGCAACTTTTTCTGGATCAGCTGTAGAAAGATCATATGTATCGTTAGGATCAACTCCTAAACTTTTTGCTAATGGACCAATATATCCATTTTCAGCCCATCCTTTAAGTGCTCCTTGAAGTGTTTTACCATTTTTGGCTTGATTACGAATCAACAATTTATATGCTGCTGCCACACCTTCTGGCATAGTCTTAAACACACCCATGGTGTGCATTCCACCAGTTTGTGGATCGCGATAGCTATATTTGCTGGCTGCACCTTCCCAACTAGCATAGTTCAAATTACCAGGATTATTTGCGCGCGTACCGTAATCACCCCATATTTTATCACCAGGAAGTTGAGATATTTCTGGTGCATTGGTATTTATTGTGTTTGATTCAGTTCCTCCTGTATATTTTCCACCATCAAGACCACTACTGGAAATGCCGCTACCCTTGCCAATAGTACCTTCGCCAAGAGTTCTTGGCATTGCTGTATCGCCAATTCCACCGGAAGAATAACGTGGAGCAGCGCCACTCTCTAGTCCGCCACCTCCACCGCCACCGCCTCCAGGAGCCGCACCTTGTCCAAAATTAGAAGCTAAATATTGACCAGAGCCTCCCACCATAATGCGTGAGCCTCTAAGAAGTTGTTCATTAAATTCTGCCAAACTCTTAGTTGTATCAATAACATCTTTATTCAATTTTGCAATTTTTGGACTAAATATACTAACTCTAGTAACTCCACCAAGAACTTTGCCACCTCCTTCATCTACAGCACCGCTACCTTGAATTTCACTCTCAAGCGGAGGATTGTTATGTGGAGAATGGAGTGTAGCACCAGGACCAGTATATTCTGGAACTTGCATATCAGGAGTAATATCGGATGGTTTCATCCAATCTGGCACAGGAAAACTAAACGGTTTATCACCAGGCCTAGTTTGAATAAGCGGACCTCCGCCACCAAAATTGGGTTGTGTTTTTGGTTGTGTTGTATCTACTGTAATCAAACCTTCTTGACGTTTCAACATTTCTTGGATTGTATCGTATCCTGGGAGCGCCCCAGAAGCCATGCGTTCAGCCCATGTCTTTAAAGCAGTAGAAGCTAAGTCAATGTTGGTAACAAGATCTTGATAAGCTGTAATTTGATCTTTAGTTAAATCTAATGTGTCTTTTTGTTCAGCAGCGGTACCCATTAATTTCTTCATATCTGCTGGTTCACCGCCAAATAATCTAATCATATCCTCGCTTCCCATACCGCCTAGGCCAAAAGCCTGTGCCATAGGAAGCATGGTTCCTTCTTTACCTTTGAATCCTTGTAAAAAGTTTTGAACTTTTGGAAGCGCGGCAATAGCCATTTCATCAGTAGTTTTATACTTTTTAGGATCAATACCTAAACTCAACATCGCTCTATATGAGTCTGATGTAAGGTCAAATTTAGCCTCAGCCATCATACCCATAAAGTTTTTAGGATCAACAAGCCTTTGAGCAGTTTTATCGAATGCTTCAAATCCTCCTAGAGATGCGCCAACACCTCCTGCTGTTCTGGCTCTGCCAGTAACATCGCGAGACATTTTGTCCAGTGCAAAAGCTGTTGCTCCAACAGCAGTTGCTGCTACACTGACAATTTTAACTGGTAAAGGCATTGCTGCCCAAAGACCAGCACCTAGTGCGTTGCCAGCTACTCCTTCAGCTGCGCTAGCGCCTTCAGCGCCTTCCTCAGCAGCGGCTGCACCACCTCCGCCTCCGCCACGTCTACCGCCACCTCTCATTAAAGCGGCACTTGTGATAGCATTACCTAGAAAACCACCTCCGCCACTTCCACTTCTGCCTTGTAATTCTCTAACGATAGGTGATACTAATCCACTTAAACCTCCTCCAGTTGCAAATGAATATAAGCCCTTTGCTGCGCCACCAGCAACCCTGGCTGTTATGTTTTCTCGATGATAGAAATCATATTGTTCCTTTTTAACTCGATAATTGAAAGCATTATAAGCTGGAGATCCAGGAGTTGTTATGCCACCAGATTTGGCTTTATCAACTGCACCGGGAGGTTGCCATTGAGCTTTCTCAAATTTCTCCCATGCAGATCCGCGTCTGGGTTGTTCTCTCCTTTTCGCAGCATAAAATTCTTCAGCTTTCTGATAAGAAGTCCGAGTATCAACTCTTACATCAGGATCTCTAAATTGTTTTCGATATGCTGCCCAAGAAGGTTGATATTCCGGATTTCTTTGAAATCTACCAGTTTCTGGATTTCTAATAGATGTTGGTACATGTGGGCCATATTTTGGCTCATAAATAGGTTTACTTGACTTATTTTTTCTGTCAATTCTTTCCAAAGAAGCTTCAAGCTGCGCTAGCTTGGCAAGCACAGTATCAATATTAGATTTGATATTTAGATCTACTTCTGATTTGCCCTTAGCTGCCAAGACTATCTCCGTCTATAGTCATGAACTGTTTTATAGTCAGAATTATATTGCCACATAAAATCACGAAAGCCTTCGCCTATTATCCAATTTAGGATGGAATTGACGATACTTTCTGAACCGAAACATTCTGGGTCGGTTGTGGGTTCTTTCCAATATTCTCGTCTGGACTCGATGTCGTCAACGAATTGGCGTAATCCATAGCGCTCAATGATGAAGTTTCCGCATCCCAAATTGCATTTAAACCTACCATTATCGACGGCAGTTCGCTCCTTAGATGAATTGCCGAGGCTACAATAAAATAAACAAGAGCATTTTCAACCTCTCTAATAACATCATCATCAAGAAGATTTTTCATTTTTACTTCAATAAAAGATTTTGAAGTCCATTTATTAGTCGCAGGATCTACCATCAATACGTACGTGAGACGATATATTTCTTGAATAACAGGAATAGTAATGTCAGTTTTATCATCAATTTCTTTTGCCATATCTTTCAATGCAAGAGCAGCAACACGTGGAGCCATGCCTGGACCAACCCCATTAAAATAGAGGTTGGACAAAGTCCTGACAAAGAGCATATAATTTGCTTCAAAAACCTCTCTCGATATGGGTGTAGAATGAACCCACATCTTGTTGCCATCGACCTCCAGCGGAAGAACCAAATTTAGTTTTTTGTTGATAGTGATGCTAGCCATTTGCTACCTGCTACCTTTTGATTGTTACGTATTGAACATAAACGCATTCACCTCGTAGTAACCTTTAATCGTCACAACGTAGGTAGGCTCCTCTCCAGCAAATGACATTGCATTTACACTTTCAAGGACACAGTTCAAAAGAACATATTTACCCAAAACACCTTGGCCGTTGACAAAAGCGTTGGCAATAGCAGAAACATCTGGGGTTATTGTAATTTGTCCCAAAAGCGTATTATTCTCAAATTGGCCTTTGACTTGATCTGATTGCGGCTGCGACTTAAGCAACGCAATTGTCAACGTAGCAATTTGAAAAGGTGCTGGGGAAGGAACAGCACCTGTCATTGTCGGGAAATAATCTGTGGCATTTCCCTCAAGAGTCAGTCTGATACCCTCCCTACCCAAAAGGTAGGGAGTGACTGGAAACAAATAACCATTGTCGAAGGTGACGAGAGCCGCTACTCTATTGAGTACGCCCTGCGGCACATTTAGATTACCAGCGGCCATCGTTCTCTCCTATCTCAAAAACCTCTATATTTTACAGCGTAACGATATTGGTCGCTACAACTGTTACAAGAATGTGGACAAAACCACGAGCCGGGATGAATAGGGTGCTCAATCCGTCATATTCACCTGTACCGTAATCGGCAGGATTCAATGCAGTATAAGTGGCAAACGGAACTGCATTGACATTGCATACTGCCGCATAAGCTCCAGCACTGATGGCATCTGACAAATCGGCCGGACCAAGTTGAGATTGAATAACTGGCCCGTTAACCATCCCATACTGGTTACCAGTAAGCATGGTTCTCGCAAGAACACCTTGCAATTGAGAAACACCGACCTGGTTATAGTACAGAGGCGAAGTTGGATTGTTCGAGCCGTTGATAACGGCATTAGCGATATTGAGATTAACATTGATTTGGACCCAGTCGATAGTCCACCACCAATTGAAGTAGTCGAACCCATCGGCAGTAACGCCCTGATACACATTGGTGTAGGAAATGCCTCCCTGCGCTCCAGTTTGGATATAGTTGATGCAGTTAGTCTTGAAGCTGCTAAGAGTAGGTCCATTATTCGGAACTGGGTAAGGAGTAACGCCATAAATGTACTTGAAGCACATCGGCGACACTCTAGTCACCGCAGTAGCGCGGAAACGCATCGCCCAATAAAACATTCCAGCAAGTGAAAATTCAGCAAATGTTCCAGGCGCTGCTGCCGCTCTAGCAGCTTGAACACCTGGCGCTTCCATCATCTGGATAACAGACTTATTGGTCTTGTCGATTAAACCAACAGCGTTAAGACCACTAAGTGTAACCCAAAAATAAGTCATTGCTTCTGGATTAACATACTGTTGGAACAACTCAATGACAGGACCATCAGGCGCAAGGTTCGCAGGAGTTCCCCAATAATCTGGAAGAAGATACCCATAGAACGAACCTGGACTTGTAGTTAGCCAATCAGCTAGAGCTGCGACTTCAGTATCGAATATAGGCTGATAACCAAGTTCCAGAAGCCAAATGCCAACAGCAGTTCCTTGTCTAAAGAACGTAGCAACTTGAGCATTAAGCTGGGAAACAGCATTCAATTGCCATGTACCAGGAGTTGTCATTGCACCAGGATCTGTCACGGCAGGAACAGTAAAGCTCGTTGGAGTTACCACAGTTGCATCGAAAACGCCATTGTAAGCGTTCGGAACTATACCAGTAAGTGATAACTTCAAAGTTGTTCCAGTAGTGGCATATGTAGGCAATTCTCCATCAATATTATATGTAATAACACCTGTTGCAAAAGTTGCACTGGTAACCTTACCAGAAGCAGCAGGATTTAGCAATGGCTTAAGATCAGTAAACTGTGTCAAAAATGTCCGAGAATTTGGAAGAATATTAGTTCCTCCAAAGGACACAATAGCACCAGTTTGCTGAAGCGTCGCAGGATAAGGCGCAAGAATAGTTGAAACTTGCACATTGACGATAGAGTTTGGGTCTTGATACATAACATGCTCCTCAGAACGGATTAAGGTAGAGGTGAAGACGCTCCTTGAATACAAACCTTGTCTTGAGGCGCCACATGCGCTCTCTTGTTCCCCACCGTGTTGGCGGTATCCCAAACATCAATATCTACAAGCGCATGTTTAATAAGTTGACGTGTCAGACCTGGATCTGAAGATAATGTTTGGAGATAAGAAATCTTAAATTCAATCGTCTTTTTCTGAGCTATGGCACTTAATTCAGCTTGTGCGTGTTTTTCATCAAGTATAATTGGCATATTCATAATACCAAACAAACCTACTTCCATGCTATATTGAACAACAAAATTTAAAAAACCAATCATATCGTTATTAGCTACTCCATATGTAGTAACTTCAACAGTATCACAAACTAATTGGGAACTCATACTAGTTCCACTAATTAGTGGAAAAGCTTGCAATGCTTTTGATTCTTCTATATGAATTGCAGCATATGGAGGCGGTTGATTATCTGGAACAAGAAATGAAGGAAATATATTTTTAATTGGACAAATAGGACCGCCAGTGTAATCTGGCATATAAGTTGCAAACGATAACCAAATTGGCAAAGAATTTGTAATTATCAACTTATTTGCTAAAGAGTTTAAAACATCAATATCATCTATAATTTGGGTACTCATAATAGAAGTAACAGCAACTCCCAAATAATGATATAAATCTGCCTGTTGAAAATATTTACCTTGTGAACTAAATGAAAAACGAATTCCTTTATAATTAGCCAGATACATAAATTGAGGATTAATTTGATTAAATGTGTCTACCTGGGTTAACGCTGTAAATACAACAGTATTCAGAGAAATAGTTGATTCTTGTTCTTGTTCAGTTTCTACTGAATAATGTAATGCTCCTTGAATGTTTAATGTAGTTGGAGGATCACCTACACTTGGATGTGCCACATTCATATTAACCCAAAAAATAAATCCATCTAATGGAAGAACTATTCTTTTATAAAGTGTGAAAGTAATTGTTTGATTTGCATCAAGTGTATTAACACCTGCCTCAAGTATAGCACCAAGAGGTGGTTTTGTATTACTATTAATTGCTTCATTAATAGTAGTCATTTAATGTCTGCCCAGCATCTAAATGATGCTCGATAAATACCAGATCTTTCAAAAGAAGGTCTTTTTGGAGTGCTTATACCACGTTTTCGCTTTTTGCCTTTTGAAGCTTTAGTAGGAACACCATCTACCATACCGTTCATTTCTTCGTTATGAATAAAACTTCTAAATAATTTTTCAATTTTATTTGTCCTAGAATTCATAAATTCTGCCATTCTAGCGCTGGTAGGTTTTTTAACTTGAGTTAAAACATCTACCACATAATTCTCAAATGTTTCAGTAACTAATTCATCAATAGCTTCTCCATGAACATCTAAAAATGTACCAACAATTCCATATTTATTTTCTAATATACCAGCTATATTCTCAGCATTTCTACTTGGACCTGCGCTACTACGTCGCTTTGCTTCATGAGCTAAAACAGCAGCTTTAGCATTTCTCATATTCTTCGATGTATATGGGGTATTTAAAAACCCCATATGTATGACAATATCTCTTGCAGCCACTAGAATAAATCTTTCTCAGGAGGTTCTTTTGGCTGTACTATTGGAGGAATATTACCTCCAGTGCGAATAATTTTTGCTTTTGGAGCAGGCAAAGTAGAACCTTCCTTTTCAGAAGAAGGTGACGGAACAGCACCAATAACTGTGCCAAAAAACGATTTGGCATAAGCTGCGCTCACTTTTAGAAGGTGTTGTGGCATCATCTTCTCCTTAAGGAACGACAATTCCATTAGATGGTGGCGCTGCTGTAGTACCAATAGTATTTGTAGCTGAAACTACACAAGTCACAGTAGTTCCACTATCACCAGCTACAAGAGTACGTGTTCCAACTGATGCAGGAACACCAAAATTAATCCCATTGCGGCGCCACTGCCAAACATAAGTATCAACTAAATCACCCATATTATTCCAATTTCCATGCGTACATTCTACAGTATCTCCAACATGCCCTGATCCGCTTGTCACAAATAGAGCAGGCACATCAACATTGACAGGAGGAGAAGTTGGCGGAGGTTCCGCAACTTCAATATGCCACAATTTGGCTGCTCTCTCAGGACTCATTACGAGCGGATATTGCGGCATTTGATACTCCTATGGGGTAGTAATAACTACCCATGCGCCAGCTTGTCGCGCGTACATTTGCCCATCATTGGGTGCATCTTCAAGTCCATCAACTCCTGCTGGACCTTCTGGACCTATTTGACCTTCTGGACCTGGATCGCCTTGCGGACCTTGAGGCCCCTCTGGACCTGGTTCACCTTGCGGACCTTGGGGTCCTTCTGGACCTGGAGGACCTGCTGGACCTGCTGGACCTGGAGGACCTGCTGGGCCTACACTCATAGTTTTATGTTCATAATAACCTATGCCGCCGTCACGGCCTGGACCTGGGCTAAATGGCATCAGACACTCCAAACGGGCATGGCATTAGCCGCTGTAGATTCATAAACTGGAATTGCATTATTATCGACGCCTTGATCGTTACCAAAAGGAGGCGTTCCTGGTCCTGCTACTATCCTAACTGGTATAGGACCAAAATTTCTACCAGTTGCGCCAGCAAATATCTGAATTGGAATTGCTTTAGGACTTGCTGACAAGAACACTGGAATTGCTCCAGCAGGATTTGTTCTGTCATTAGGATATTTAATCGCAGATGGCATTAGAGTGTTAATCCCCACAAAGAACCAACACTTTGTGCGATACCCAAATAGACACGACCCCAAGGAGTTTTCAACATTTGCAAATCAGAAATGGTTAAATTCTCCATACTTGCAAGCAATTTTATTCCAGCACTTGTTCCTTGATCAGCAGCATTATCAACAAGACCTGGAATAAAGCTATTAAGATTCAAACTTGTTCGTAAATCAGTCCAATATGTAGCAGCATTAGCTGGAGGTGGAACAGCATTTGGATTATCTTGTGCAATCATTACTAAATAATATCCAGCAAGATTATAGACTGCAATGGTATAAACACCGGGTGATGCACAATAAATAAATCTATTAACCATTTCTAAAGCTAAATCATAAGATAGTTGAATATAGATACTATCAGGCGGCAACACAGATTCAGGCACGCCCATAACAGTATAGACCCAAGTAGTATAGTCATCTATATCTGGCGGAGAAGGTAAAGTCATTAAAATACTGATCTTTTTGGCTGTTGTGTACGAAATAGATCAGTCACAATTCCACCCAACGTACTCCTTTCATTAGGATCTTGAGGCGCGCCTCGCTCTTTGGAGCGAGTGATAACGATTTTTTCTTCAATTTCTGGGTCACGATCCTTAGTTTGTTTCTCAGTAATTTCCATTTCGAATGATGTAAGTTTCTCTCCAGCATTTTCCTCGATTTGATGATTAACAGCTACGGCTGCCTCAGCACGTAGTTTTTCACCCAATTTCTTATTAACTTCTCTATTACGCTCAACAAGCTCTACAATTTTTTCAGCAGTGACAGGAACATCAATTGAATAGATATAAGGGATAAAATAGCCCTTAAATTGATCTAATTCATTAACTCGAATCATTCCATATTTTGCGTGAAACTGTGCAATAATATCAATTTGTTCAATAGTTAACTCTCCAGACAGTTTAATCTGTCCACCAATAGAAATCATTTGCCTTCGATAGTTTTTGAATTCAGGCAAACGATATTGGAAATCTACGTTTTGGTGTGTTCCATTAGCTATATACATTTTCATTTGCTTAATCCTGCTACCAAGGGTAGACCACGGGGTAGCAATCCGTGGCCTCCCAGGATCGTCCAGTTTCGAGAAAGAAGATCTCTACAGCTGGAGATTACTCATACGCCATTGTGGCAATAACAATGCTCTCAGGACGAACACCCCAACCTGATGTGAGGCGCCACTCAGAAAGCACGTCAATGGCGCCGCCGGCGAGAGGAGTTGGAATCTCGCGAGGTGCAGCCATATCAGCGTACATAAGAGTGCAAGCTTCAATGCCAGGCGCGATTTTGGCAATTTCATTCGTGTTGATTCTGCTGCCAACCGGCTTTTTGACTTCCGGCATGACAATAAGAACAACGTCGTTGTTACCGCCACCAACGCCCTTACCGATCAAAGTATCGTCGTAAACCCAGGAAATAGTATCACCGTTGTTGCCAAGAACGGTTTCAAACATTCCCTTCGTTGACACAGAACCTGCACCTTCGCGCTGGAACTGAACAACTTGGACGATGTTTTGATATTCCATCGCCGCTAGAGTTCTCTGCGGACCCAAAATTGTAAAGTGACGACCAATGCCGAGTTGGTTTGTCAATGTCTTCAACGCGCTAATTTGTGTGATAAGCCACACACCCAACTCACCGTTATCATAGGTAACAACGGTATCATTGCCGTTGCTATCAGGCGGCAGCGTTACCGCTGTGGCGCCCTGTGCGTTGAGAAGTCCTTCGCCGTTAACAGGATTCATACCATATAGAAGCGCGTTCCGAGCAAGTTGGAAATGACCCTGTCTCATGCCAAGGCGTTGTGCCTCAACCATGTTAAGGCCCCAATTGCCCATTGCCGCGGTATCGTGATGATCATATTCCGCGCGCACCCTGAGAAGGTAGCTGGCAGTAGAGATCATCGACAGAGCAATGCTGACGCTTGGCAGCTGATTGTAAGCAGCCTGTCCAGCTGCCATACGCGTGCGAACGTCGAGACGCTTCATATAAACATAAAGGTCTCCATCTCCCAATCTGACAAGAGGTTCTTCTCCGGCCAAAGTGCTAAAAGCCCCTGATGCTTGCACATAAGGGAGAATGATACCGGGTTCAACGAACGACGGATTGGCAATGGTATATGAAGGATTGACGCTACCCATGGAAGTTCACCTCATATTTTGAGAGGCGGGTTGCGCCTCAGGTTACACCTATGACGATTAGATTTCGAGAAGAATAGTATCAGCGTTACGGTTCCAAGTTGCGAAACCAGTAACACTGTTGTAGACAACTGTCATCGAATTTCCAAGATTGTATCCGATGACATTTATACCTGACGTGGGTAGTGCAATTCCACCAGCCGCTGTTGCCGTAACCCACTGGTTCGTAATGTTGAAGAACAACGGGCCAGGTGCCAATGCAACAGGAACTGGATAACCTGGAGGCGCCAATTGTAGCATGAGCGCCGGATCCATCGCCATAGGAATACGTGCGCGACTTCCAAAACGATAGAAGTTCACAAGCATTCCAGGGCCTGCTTGCGGAACTGGACTTTGCGGCGTGCTAATCATAGCGTGATTTTGGTTAAACACGCTAATTCCAGTAGGTGCCACGGCCGCAGTTGCACGCATAATGGAATTTTGCAGTGCTGGATCCCACAAGCTGCCAGTAGGCGGCAGATGCTCAGAGATTGGAACGCCACCAAACATAGGAAGCGTTTCAGTCGCTGCCAGCTGACCACCCGTCAACGCATTTCTGATTGCAGGATCGTCCATTGCCATACCCTGCATCATCCCGTCGAGGGTGATTTTGAAGGTACCAGCAGCATTTGTAGTAATTACGGGATTCATCGTGATAGTCATAGCAGAAGTGCTCCTTAATGGTTACAGACGATGAAGCGCCTCAGTTGCTGTTGTTACCACCGTGGTTTCTGATACCAACAAGCATCCTCTTAGGCGCAGCGAATTGATTCATCCAGGCAGAAGGTCGCCCAACAAAGGTAGAGATTTTGCGACCTGTGGTGTCCTCGCTCTTGATTTCGCGAAGGAAGTCTTCACCCATATCTGCCGGATGCAGACCAGCTTCTTCAGCATCAGCATAGATCGTATTCTCGATAATGCCAAATGCTGCATCGTCCGCAATGACCTTAAGGTCAATGTCCTTCCATGTCTTGGAATGGGTCTTCAACCCATTCGCTAGACGGCGGCGATATGCAATCAAGCTTTCGCCGTCAAGAGCGCGCGGTGCGCCTTGTTCGCCATGCATGAGATAGAGGCGATTGGCGCGGACTTGAGAGTCAGCCATCGCGGCATAGTCAGCGTCAGTCATCTGCTTAGGCAAACGTGACTCAACATCAGCGATGCGCTTGCGGACCTCTTCCTCAGCATCAGCTCTTGCCTTAGCTGCTGCATCAGCTTTTTCTTTTTCTTCCTTTTCAGCATCGGCTTTTGCTTTAGCCTCAGCATCTGCTTTGGCTTTTGCATCAGCTTTTTCACGTTCTGCTGCATCCATCTTGGATCGAGCATCCGCCTTTTCTTTCTCTTCAGCGTCTGCCTTGGCTTTATCAGCCTTATCCTTCTCACTCTTATCCCAAGCGTCGAAACGCGCCATAAGTGAGTCCAACTTCGCGCCTAGCGCGGCATCTGCCATTGCAGAAGCTGCGGCTGCATCAGCCTTTTCTTTGTCAGCATCTGCCTTGGACTTTGCTTCATCTGCCTTACGAGCGGCTTCAAGGGCCGCAGCCTTATCGTCGTCTGCCATAACTAAATCTCCAACGGTTGCGGTTGAAACACCACTCGGTGCATTACCTTTGTCCCATACTCCAACAAAACAAACTGCTATATGATCGAGTAATTTGGGTTTACCTTCAATTAGCAGCTTACTACCACTCTTTAGTCTAATTTTTTGATCATCTTCACCAGTTAGGACAACGCATGGTGAAGTAGATAATTGATTCTCTTCCATAATTCTTGCGGCATGTTCATCCCAAACTTTAACGATTGCCCAAACATCTTCGCCTTTAATGTATGGAATAAATACAGAACCAATATTACGATCCACATACTCTTGAGTATTAAGAGTTCTTGATTCAGGATGTTCAAAAATAACAGGTAGACCAGCACAACGCTCCAAAAATTCTTCATTCAAATAAATGCTCTTGTCGCGCCACACATGCTCCTTAATGCCACTTCGATATGATAACCCAGTACCAGTAATTCTAATATCAAATAAAGTGATATTCGCATAACGCTGAGGTGAGGTTAACTCACCCTCCTTCATAAGTTTAGCGATACCTAACTCATCTGAGAATAGTTTTCTCAAAGAGACAATAACACCAGGATGCAAAGGTGTAGGTGGATTATCTAGTGGTGCCCAAACCCACGACGTGTGTTCGTCAGACAGTTTAGGTGGCGTAAATTTCTTATCAACTTCTTGAATAAATGTTATATAATCAACAGCACGGGTTGGATTATCACTATCTCCCTCTATTGTGGCGTTTCGACGGGAGAGTTCAAATAATTCTCCAGAAGGGTAAAATCCAATCTCTTCTGAACACTCTCTAATAGCGCATTCTTGAGAGGTTTCTCTTGGCCTTCTTTTGCCACCAGGTAAGTCGTAATATCCAACAAAATCTCCATCCCCTGAACGTTCAAGGAATAGTGCCCTCTTGTCAGGGGTGACAAATAAGATCCCGGCTGCATAGGTGGTCTCCATCAGGAGGCGTTCTTTTTACCTAACATGCCAGGTTCATCCTGCGTATCAGGCTTTTTGCTATCTCCAGCTATCGCACATTCTTTAGTTTCAAGACCACCCTTGTCAGAATCACGTCTTGATAGGACACTATCCATGCGCGTAGCAATTGAATCAAGAATTGCATCAGCCTTTTTTCTCATTTCAGGAGAACATGGCATTATTGCGCCTCCGTAACAGGTGGCTCCACTTCAGGTTCAGGGAATGAACCAGGATAAAGTTTGTTGACATATGCCTCAGCATCAGCACGTTCAACAGTTTGGATTGGCAAAACACCATTTCTTCTGATTTCTGGACCGCCCATCCAAGGCGGACGATAATATACCCACATACCATAATGGTCCTGTTCTAGTTCCATTGGCGGTCGTGTAGGTGATAGTTCAAAAATTCGGGTTTTGGGTGTTTTCTCTTCTGTCATTTCTTCCTCCTATTGACCCTCAGTCGTTTGTTGTGGCTGTAAACGCTGCTGTATCCTGGTTTTTCTCGCTTCCACCTCTGTAAGATAGTCAATAACAGCTTCTTCAACAGAATCCACACGCGTAGAGCCGCTTCTGCTCAATTCACCCATCTTATAATGTGGTTTTCCAGTTGCTCCTGGTGCACCACCAGCTTCTCCGCCAGCTCCCTCCATAGGAGGCTTAAATTTAGCCATTTTCTTATAATCTAATATCAAAGGAGATGGGAACATTGTCTTTAAATCATTAAAATTGTCTGCTCCCCACTCGAAAATTGTCGCTTTATTGTCATCATCAGCGATCGGTAGCAATACTTCAAGCATTGAAAGCACTGCTCTCAACTTAACATTTGCTACTTTTATCTTTTCAGAGTCAGGTTCAGTCAACAAAGATGGCCAGATTGCAATGAAGTGATCTGACCATTCTGTAAAAGCTTGATTGTAAGTCTTTTTCTTGTATACTTCAGGAAAATCATTCTGAACTGTCTCGTAAAACTCCATATTCCAAGCACGATATTGAACAATTCGAGTGAAAAAATTGTATAAAGGTTGCATAGATTCACGTAATTTATCAATAAATCGCGCTATCGCTTTGGCATCTTCCTCACCCTCAGCAAAGGCAACCGCTAATGTTTCAGAATTTACTAATTTTGCTGGCATTCCAGCTGCTGCTGCTATATTTTCAAGTATGTTTTTTCGTGCTGTGCGTGATGACGTGTCTATATTCTGCAAGTTTAAGGATTCAATACTTTCATCGATCGCTATGTTCATTACTGAACCGGTCATCGCCTCCTTAAGCATCCCTCTTTTGATGCCAGCGATCTGTTGCATCACATTATTTATGATAGAACCTGGTGCTTTCAACTTAGCGACGACAATTCCAGCTTTTTTCGTCACCAAATCATCTGTAATCATCGACTGTAGAAATGATTTAAGTGGATAAAGTGCGCGCTGATAAACAGAGCGACCAACATAACCCCAAGCTGAAGTAGTATAATCCAAATATATGGGGTCTTCATTTTGATAAATGCAAGTTCGGGTAAAATGATATGCTTGCCCTTGGACTTGTATGGTAATTGGCTTCAAAAACGTCGGAGAATTTGGATTTTGGTTTAAAACTAGGCTTCCAGCCGTATTTAATGGGTCAAAAACGTTAAAAGTGATCGCTTTTGTGGCTAAACTTGCAAAATCTAATGGTTTTCCTGGATCTTCTTTTGGAATCATCGCTGCTACAGAAGAAATTCCATAAATTCTCGCTAATCTTACCACATTTGCTATGATTCTATCAGCATCTATATTTTGCCATTCATCTGTAAACGCTTTTCTCACTCGATCTTCTGGTGATCCAGGAATATTTATGGTACGTCCCTGAGATTGCGCCAATTGAACAGGTACATCTACGAGTTTTGCACCATAAGGATGGTAAGAATAAATGAGTTTGCATAGCTCGTAACTCGCACTGGATCCCAGTTCGATGTTATCTGCCATCAATATTTTCATTAAAGGAGTACCTAGTGGAGAGCCATTAAATAGCCCAGCACTAGGTTCTATAACTGCTTCAGCCATTTTCTTCTTATTTTGAAAAAAGAAGCGCGGAGGAGGCTGTCAGTCCTCCTTACCAGTTCACAGAGTGTTAATTCACCCCGCCGCGCCGCCTATCCAGTATTATCGCTTCGGTTGAGGGGCGCCGCCAGCTGGCAATCCCTGATCTGGTACCGGAGGCTTAAGTTCAACTACCACATAGCGATAGCCAACGCCCTGGACCCATGCCAGAAGAAGTGCCTTGCCTGTTGGCGCGCCAGGAGGCAACGGAGGCCAAACAGTCCCAGGAGGCGGGTTGGTCGGAGGAGTTGGCAATCCCTGATCTGGCGCCGGCGGAAGCGTATTGTCTGGATGAGAAGGATCCATCGGCCAAACAGGAAGTTGACCTGCCGTCGGAGGCGTACCATCATCAGGAAGTCCAAAACCCGGATCAATAGGGCGTTCTGGACGCGGCGGACGATGGCCAGGATGCTCGCCACTGCCAGGCGGACGATGACCAGGATGCAAGCCACCGCCAGGAAGTCCTTGATCAGGACGCGGTGGACGACCACCCCAACCTCCGCCAGGAAGGCCTTGATCTGGGCGTTCACCACCCCAACCACCGCCAGGAAGACCCTGGTCAGGATGACCGCCTTCATCAACCCCATAGTCAGGGTCAATAGGACGACCAAACCGATCAAAGTGGACAGGGGTAATCCACACAAGCTGTCTATTTCTACCCATTTCTTTCTCCTTTTACGTTTCCGTCATATCAGGCTCTTTAAGCACTACGCCCCTGATAAAAGTGCAGGGTGGAATCAAATCGACGGGAGGCCGAGACGCGCTCAATTGCCGCGAGTTGGGAGGACGGCTGCGACAATTTATCCCCTGCTGAAGTCTATTGTAGTGTTCGTCCAACAAAGTGACCCATTTTCATTATATCTTTAAATCCAATTCTATTAAGCGCCTCAGTACATACTTGACAATGCCAACCAATAGGATAACTTCTTAATTTATGTCTATCAATTGCAGTTCGTTTATACTCAAATCTATAAGTCCAACCATTCTCTGTTGGTAATTCTGTTGTTCTATCACATATTTTACATGTCACCATAGATCAGAATTACCTAGTGCGCTGCATACACCATAACAAAAACAATCTACCAAGTCATCTTCTTGATCTGGGACTCCAACATTGAAACTATGAACTTGCTTAATGAGATGATTTGCATGTCTTTGTTTGAAATCGACTGTTTTTCGATAAGCGTAATCAGAATACTTAACTCTGCCAACAGATACGTAGCCTGAAGCATTAAGTGCTCTCGGCTGTTTTCCGAGTTGGACAAGCTTTGCGTCAATTCCCGTGGCAAGTTGGTTTCTTCGGTTCGCTTGTTGGAGCAAGACAATTCCAGAACCTTTTTCTTCTATCAATGCGCCAATAGAACCTCTGCGTGACCTACAAACTTTAGCAAATTCTTCAAGTCTCATATAAACATTAGGCATCCAATCTATCAATAAATCAGCAGGAACTTGGATTATATCATAATCTAAAATCGTTAGTGGCGCCTCAAAACGTTCGTTCAGTGCCCAATATATTACGGCTGTGGCATCGTGTTTCGCATCAGCCTTAATACCAGTATCAATAGTGGCAAAGACGCAATCAGTCCACTCAGGATAGTTGACAGGAGATCCGTCAACAAGTAAGTCCTTTTCGAGGAAAAACGTACCACCAGGCGGCTGCGGATTTTGCTGATAAAGCGATTCAAAATCTCTCATCCCTAAGATCGTTCGCTTTCTCTCAAGTGCCTGTGCATCTTCCCATTTTGGCCAGAGAGCTTCACCTACTTGGCGCTTCAAAGGATCATTAGCTACCGCGAAGGCTGGGAGATTTATAACGTGCCATTGGTCTCCACCCTTTTCTGCCTCGTGAAGCAACATCCCTCCCAGATCTTCTAAATGCCATCTAGTTTGGATAAGGATAATTCTAGCGTCTGGCTTAAGACGAGTCACCAAGTCCGATTTATACCATTCATAGGTCTTCGTCCGAACGGTTTCGGATTCAGCATCTTCTCTTGACTTGACTGGATCATCAATAATTGCAAGATCAGCGCGTCTGCCAGTAATCGCGCCACCCACTCCCGCTGCGTAATATTCACCTCCGTTTGTAGTTTCCCAACGAGAAGCGGCTCTATTTGATTCGTCAAGTGAATAACCTAAAAGCGGAGCTTTGAGAAGAATTCTATTTCTGACTTTACGACCAAAGCGCTCAGCTAATTCTCCGGTATGTGAGCACCCAATAACACTTGAACGAGGAAATATCTTAAACCAATAAGGCGGTAACAGTTCAGATGTATAAGTAGACTTGGCGCTCCCAGGAGGAGCAAATATCATTAACCTATCTATTTCACCACTTATAACTTTGTTTAGGGCTTTGATAATATGTCTATGGTGCGTTGCTGGTTCAAAACCAAAATCATGTACACACTCTTCACACCATGCCAATAAAGAAGTCTGACAAGAACGACGCCAAGCCTCAGAACGGTATTTAAGAATTTGGCGCTTGCGTATAATCTCGAATTGGGATGGCTGCTGTGGAGGCTCGAATCCCATAGACACAATTAGAAGCGCCCAATTTTTAGACTATACCAGGCTCGACGCTTCCAATAGCCGCAGCAATGGTTGCTCGATATTTTTCAAATTGTGCTTGTCGCTGCATTTGATTACCAAGATCGGCAGCTGGTAGCATGCCAATTTCTTGGGTTGCGATAAGATCAACAGCAGCTTGGGTAGGGCCGTCTGGCTCGGAAGCCATATATTCTTTGATAATGGAAAGTTGTTCATCAGTAATAAGATAAATGCGAAGTCCGCGTCCAGCTTCAGCCATTTTGGCATCCTATAGTATAGTGACACTTCCGCTAATCTGGTTTTTCACAGCTTGGGCCCTTATTTTGGCCTCGTTCCCCGCCTTAGCAGGACTGACTTAACTGGCGCAGTAGGCCGATGGTAGATCCTGGGCCCTCTCTGGGCTGGGGGGCTCAATTCAAATGAGAGGGTCCAGGTTTCTAATATCATCTCCGGGGGATCGGAGATGTGGGCTTTTGAGCATGGTTGGTAATTACGGCTTTTGCAAGGCTTTTTCATGTCTTTTTCAAGGCAATCCGGTAACTTTTTATTACAACAGGAACAAAAAGTTATTTCCATTCACCTCCGCTTGTGCTATAGTATAAAGCAATAAAAGCAAGCTTGGAGGGCCCAGTGCTGGATCTGTTCGCATCACAAACACAAGATGATTTCAAATGGGTAGTAGCCGTATTTGCTAATACTGGCGCAGTAGAAGTCATTAGAAGAGCCAATGACGTACCTCTTAGAACATTTTATCCAATACGATTTAACGTCAAAGGCGAGCCAATTCCCTTGATGCGCCCATATTTATTCATAGAATTTCGTAACACTGTGACAGCTCAAATATGTCGCAGTACAAGAAAGTTCATTAAAGTGATTACAATGCGTGACGATGAAGGAATAGAATATCCAGTAATGGTACGTAAAAATGCGATAGACGAACATTTATCATTAATGTTAGCTGGTAGATTTAACAGTAAAACTCATACGCGACGCTATTACGGAAAAGGATCAATAGTCAGAGTATTAGATGGAATTTTTATGGATAAGAGGGTCCGTTTGGATACTGATATAACTCCAGATATGCCTGGTAATCGTAAGGTAACAATAGATATTAATGGTATGAAGGGTAGCATTGAGATTTGGAAATTGGCACTATAATGGATGATAATGATCAAGATCACGAAGATTATGAGTTCCCGCCATATAAGCATCCGTGGCGTGAAATAACCACTTTTGTATGTTTCGTAATAGCCATTATTTGGTTAGTATGGGAAGGTGTGTCATGGTTGATACAAGCACTGTAATCAAACAAGTCCGGGATAACATCCAGGCGGCTCTTGAGGGAGGACACAAATTTGACGATTACACGGATGAAGAACTTGCGGGTGATCTTCACGCGTATGCTGAGGATTTGGAGAACAAGACGTTTGAACAAATACTTTCAGCCGTCAAAGTCGTCAGAGCAGAGGGAATAGCTTGCCAAAAAGCAAAAGGATCTGATGATGGAGCAGGGCAATCAAAAGGTTGGGGATGGGATAATGGACAAACATGACGAAATAGCAAATCGTGTAGCTGAAATTTTTGCCTCAAATGCATATGTCCATGTCAAACATCAAGGTCATGAATGGGCGATAGGTGTAGATACAGTTGAAATGACAGTTGACTCACTAAAGAAGGCGATGAGTTTAGCCCTTAGCGCCTTCGCTCGTGAATATGGACTTGAAACACCAATTAGGTGGGATAAAGGACACGATCACCCATTAGGTGGATTTAAAGACACTGAGAGGTAGCAAATGTGTGATCCATGGGAATGGGAGAAAAATCACTTCTTCATATTGGTAGACAAAGTTGCAGTTTCAACTACTATGGAAGGATGGTCTAAATGGTTTGAAAAAGCCTATGGTACTAATGAAACTATGGTAGCATTTACCAAAACAGATATAATTGAAGTAAGCACTGTATTTCTAGGTATCAATCATAATTTCCGCTTCGATGGAAGTCCACCTGTTCTGTTCGAGACTATGGTTTTTCATAAGCTAGCTGCGCCCAAAAATGTTCTCGGTCATGAAGTAGAATGGGATGGTGAAGAGTGTATGCGCTGTAGTACATGGGAAGAAGCTGAACTACAGCATAAGATGATGGTAGCAGAAGTAATCAGCAAAGAGTATCTGGGAACTCCAGAACAGCTTAAAGAAATGGTAGAAACAATCCTCAAGGAGCAGAAATGAGCCAATTTGGAGCAACAGGCGACTATCCACACGGTAAAATGAACGAAGAAGATGAGGGAGGGCTTTTGGTCGGTTTTACACATGACAAAGGAAAAGTCATTATTAATTTTGGTAAGCCATGTGCTTGGATAGGATTATCTCCAGAAGAAGCGTTTGGATTTGCCAGATTGATAGCAGAACACGCTCGTGATGCAATGAAAGATATAACAGAGAGTAATGATGGATGATGGGTCAAATGTCTGACGTACTGAGATTCAAATAGGTAGCAGAAATGAAGCTCAAAGAAATATCAAGCGAAGGCGATCTCAGATATTGGCTCCAAGAATGGATATTTGAATGCGAGGGTAGATTAAAATTAGAATGGGTAGAACCTATGATGTATGGCAGCACTGTTGGCGCTCCAGATTGTAAGGTTAGTTGTGGCGAAAAAACTGTTGGATTAGAACTCAAGTATTTAATAACCAACCGCAAAGGAATCAAATGGGAGGTGCGCCCAGCTCAAAGGCGTTATCATCATATGCACGCTAAGAGCGGTGGTAGAAGCGCCCTGTTGGCTTATATACCAGCCACCAACGTGTTAGGTTTAGTTCGTGGCGATAATATTCCATTACGAGACTACGCCAAAGATCCTCAAAGCGGCTGCCATGATGGCAAAGTCAAAATGTGGGATTTAAGTTATTTCAGTGTAGATACTGATAAAAATTCTATATTCAATTTAGAGCGAGCCTTGTTTGGAGAAAATTTCTGGGAGAAGCGCCATGGTTAAAATGGTACCGCCACAGTATAAAGCAGGAGGATCACACGCCATGCCTAGCGAAAAAATTGCTCATCATAAGCTTAACCAGAAGGTCCAGAAGCTAGATGGCTACAAATATCCAGGTATTATTGTGGCTATATTCACTACCACAGAGGGTAAAATTCGATATGTCGTGGAAGCAGATCATCCTGATTTTCGTGGTATGCTTCACATATTCACTGATGCACAGCTTGAGGAACGGTAAATGAGATGCCAAAATTGCCACGGCAGCGGAGTTCATGCCGACAATAAAGATGGCAGATGGATCTGTGTCGTATGCGAAGAATGCCACGGCAGCGGTATAACATCATGCTGTGAAGGAAACCCAAATATAAATAAATGGTTTGAGGTGCCCATTTCAGATAGATTAAAAGAAGCTGAAATATTGATTGTCAGTACAAAATTTGATAAAGATGGTAATTTAGTAGAGATCAAAACTCTCGTAGATCAAAAACCAGGGAATAAAAATGAAAGCTAGCCACAAAGCACAATTTCGATGGTTCGCTAGACGATACTTCATCAAGGATATGAAAATGAGTGAGCCGCGCCCCATGTATGAATGTGATGCAGAAATTCATACGTGTCCATACTGTAAGGAACCTGTTGTGGTATATGTTGGATTAGATGGCGGCGGTGTTTTTCCACACGAGAGTTATGATTTAATTGCTAATTGGGTTTATCATTCTAAGTGTTGGGATGAGCAAATGCGAAGGTTTCCACCAAATGAAAAGATCGTGGAATGGCCAGACGACGATACCACATTATGATTGGTTATCAAATCTGGTCTATAAACTGAGGCTAACAATACCGGAGCCAGATATGCCTAATGGAATGGAAAACGACCCAGAATTCATACAATGGCAAAAAGAGCGTTTAGAACTCTTTCTCAATCCAACACTTGAAGCTGCCCAAGCGTACTGGCTGCGCCACGAACTTCCTAAATGGAATAGGCCGGACGTTCCATTAGCTTCAGTTCATAAGGCCCGACTACAATGGCTAGATGCCACAGACGAAATGTTAGTTGAAAGTAAAGCTTGGCTACTAGCAAATGATTATCAAGCGGAGTGGCAAGGTGCGCCACCACTCACACCTGAGCAACGTGACGCAGATAGAGTGACAATAGGAAAGAAACCACTAGGAGAAACATGATGGGAGAAGCCAAAATAAAACGCCTTAAAATAGAGGCCAGGAGTATTTTGAATACTGAGTTCCAAACAACAAGACTCAGTACAGGGTGCAATTGTCTGAACTGTGGCATCTTGATTGACGCCGCCACCAGTGTTGGCCATAAGCATTTACCAAAAGAAGGCGCTATTGCCATATGTATGATCTGCTCTCATATTATGGCATACGACGAGAAAATTCATCTACGAGAAATGACAGATGAAGAATGTTTAGCTATAGCTGGTGATAAAGAAATACTATTTCTTATCAATGGCTTGCACGGCGCCAAAACCGAATGGGAAAAGATACATGGCAAAGACTCCTGGGGAGCCACCAGCAGAGAAAGGCTCGCGAAAATTCAAGCATCCAGGGCTCAAACTCAACAAGACCAAGAAGAAGTTGCGCCCCAATGAATATGAGTGCGCCGCCTGTCATAAGGTCTACACCAAAGGAGTGTCGGATGAAGAGGCTCTGGCGGAAGCTGCGTCAATTTTTCCTACTGTACCGATTGAGGATACTTCATTGGTATGTGAGGACTGTTTTCAGAAAATGATGGCAGATATCAAAGCGCGCCATTGGGCATACCCAGATTTACCGGAGGATGAGTAATGCCATTCCAAAAATGTTCGTTCAAAGAAATGACTCATATACGGGTCAAGGGCCGCATTCATTTCGTCCGCCACAAAAGCAAAACCATCAATGGAACCAATGATGTTGTATTAGGAGACACCACTAGAATAGTATTGACTGAATATAGAATGAAAGAAAATCAAATTGAATTTCTTTTCTATACTGCTCCACCTCCAGGTCCAATATGGAATGATGTTGATAAAGAAATCATTTTAGCAGACATCGCCTACCTCAAACAACAAGAAATAGAGAACGGCAATTGGGCTAAGTGGGAAGCTGATCAAGCACAATGGAAGAGCTACAACGCAATCAGAGAGCTATCACATTCTGATCCAGATTACGGCAGAATGAGCAATGATATTGTCAGAATCACTGTACGAGTTAGACATGATCCCCCAGATGTATTAGCTGGGAGGTTGCCAAATGGCGTTTACGTCGCCATACCCCGGCAGCGCCCAGTTACTGGAAACGTCACACCCAGCATATGGCATCTGTGCATAGGCCGTGAAGCCCAGAACGACGATATAGAGCGCGCCAATTGCTTGGATGAAGGCCAGCCAGGTCACCGTGGCTGCGGATGGTGCAGTTCATGTTTGAAGCCTAGATGGATGTGCAATCACGGATACTTCCAAGGCGAAGATCAGCCAAGATTTGAAGTACCTTGGCCACCACATTGGATGGAGAATGGATAAATGAAAAAGAAAGAGTTCAGAGAACAGCTACTCCAATTGATCGCTTCCATACGAATTCACGGCCCACAAGGTCCACCAGGACCAATGGGTCCAATGGGAGAGCGCGGCCCTCAAGGCATTCAAGGCCCTCCAGGACCGCTTGATGTAACCAACTATGAATTAGCAGAACAGTTCGCATGGCTAAAAAATGAAGTAGCTGTCATGAAAGCTGAGATCGACCACAACACTAAGCCGCGCCCAGAAAAAGAAGTGAGGAGGTTCCGTGAAAATAAAAGATTACAAACCAAAAAGCGAAGCAGAGGCCGTAGGGTGGTTGATGGAGGAAGCGTGTGAAGTTGTTCTATCCATCGGTCGCTGTATGAGGTTTGGAATCGAAACCATACATGAGGGGCGCTCCAATCGTCAAATCCTCCTCGATGAGATGGATGATCTTCGCAACGCGCTCTTTGAGACTGAAACCTGGGTAGCCAGGAAATGATATCAGCCATTGGGTTCAATCATTGATTGATCTTGGAGCGCCCATTTGATTATCAATCAATGTGCCTGTATGATGGTCAATGGGTGAACTTGCATGGACTCAATTCACAGATCCAGGTTGTAGAAATGAGGGTGAGTGAATTTTTGACGGATAAGTACGGACGGTCACCACCAAAGGTGGCCCTGAAACAGGTAAAACAGAAAATGGCGGAACAAACCGCGAACGGTTTTCGGAAATGACGAACATGCGTTTAAACGCGCAAGGGAGGGCAAGGGATAGGCGCGAGCGAAAAGAGCTAGTCGCATAGCGGAAAGCAAATGAAAGCGGCCTAGCCAGCCTCTAATGCGATTTAAACGCATATCGCATTGCGTCGCATTGCAACGGCGAAAAGAACGAACATTACAAAAAGTTAATGTTTTCGTAATAAAAAACACGTTGCACCGTGCGAGAAAATGTTGTTTATAGGTGTTGCGCCGCTTTCGCGGTGCACCGCTCCCGCTGCGTGCGGCGCGGTTTCCCTAGTAGAAAGGTTATCGTGTTATGTCGATTAAAGGCGAAAAAGCGGCTCCGGCCGCTCCGGTCGTTCCTGCCGTCGCGCAGGACGATTTGCGCGAACAAATCGCGCAGCTAACGGCGACGGTGCAAACCCTCGCTATCGCGGCTCTTGCGCCGCGTACGCGCAATTCGCGCAAGGCGACGGTTTCTGCCGTTGCACTCTCGCCGGTGCAGACGTTCTGCGCGCAAGCGGGATTTCGCGACGGTTCCGCTCGGAACCGTTTGTTTTCCGCTCTTTTCGCCTTGCTAAACGGCGAAAAGGAAATCGACGTTCCTCTCGCCGATTTCCCTTACGCGAATACGGGAGACGCGCAGGTTATCGCGCGGCGCATTTCGCCGTCGCGTAAAAACCTGCCGTTTTCTCTCGCCGTAGACGGCGAGGAACGCGGCGCGGCGCGGCTTATCTTCCGCGATTTGCGCGAAACCGCCTAACGGCGCAACGGGAGGGCGCGAAAGCGCCCTCCCTTTCCCTTGCCCTCTTTCATCAGGAGCATCCTGTCATGCGTCATGCCATCAAAGTCGCCAACGCCATCTATGTGCCAACCATTGCCCTTGCCACAGCCACTGTGATCTGGACCGTGGTTCTCATCATCCACAGCAACTGGGGGTGGTGAGATGATTCTCATCCACTTCGCGGTTGGTCTCATCATCGTGACCGTGGTTTCAATGTTCTTCAGGAACAGTGCCAAACCAGACTCAGTCAAGCAAGCTGAGTGGGACGCCATGATTGACGCCAAGTCCAGAGACAAACATGGCAGGAGACTGTCACTGGAGGAGTTTGCTGAACGCAACGCCAGAAACCAGCGATAATGGGGCATCAGCCCCATTTTTCGTGACCATGAATCTCAAAAATTGACGTTCATTCATTGGCATCAATGGCTGATGATTGTCAAACTGATTTCCCAATGGTTGATCCCAATATTTGATTCAAAAGTTGATGATTGATATTTGACCTTGGTGGCGCCCAATCAATGGCTGATGACCACCAATATGATTTCCCAATGGTTGATACCAATTACTGAATTGATTACTGATGGTTTACTGATGGTTTACTGATGGATGTGCCCACCAGCAGAGTGGTTACCATTGAACCATCAACCATTGATTGACCATCACCACCCACCAAAGACGCGCCACCATGGGATTCACTACCAGCTAAGCTGTCCTGTTAGTCCTGTTATTTTTCATATATAATAGGACATAAAAAGCGCAACGATTACAACAGGTTACGGCGACCAGTCCTGTTAGTCCTGTTTGTCCTGTTACCATTTTCATATGCGAGGCGTCTTTTTCATACCTCTTTCCCACCCATAACAGGACTGATCAATGGTGGCCGAAAAACCCTGCAATAACAAGGACTTAGCCTGTCCCGTTACGGTTTTTCAGAAACCGGACAAAACATATTTTCACTGTATAATTAATTAGAATTCTCTATCTGGCTTATAGAGACTGAAATCAAAATCAGTATTTCCTTTAAG